TGGCTATTTCAATCCCCATAATTTCAGATTTCAACGCTAAAGGCATTGACAAAGCCATACGAGAATTCAAGAAATTAGAAACCGCAGGAGAAAAAGCCCAGTTTGCTATTAGCAAAGCCGCAGTACCGGCAGGCATTGCTGTCGTTGCTTTGGGCGGTTTTCTTGTTAATGCCGCTAAAGGTGCTGAAGAAGCCAGGCAAGCAAACCAGCGCTTAGGCAATGTTTTAGACAGCATGGGTTACGCTGGCGCCACAGAACGGGTAGCAAATTACGCTGAGTCACTAGAGAAAAGCCTGGCTGTTGACGCTGACGTTATTAAGGCCACACAAACCAAACTTGCTACTTTCGGCAAATTGACTGCAAGTGTTAACGAGGCTGGCGGCGCTTTTGATCGTGCTACTTTAGCGGCGCTTGACATGGCCGCCGCAGGTTTTGGTTCAGCCGAAGGTAACGCAGTCCAATTAGGTAAAGCGTTAGAAGACCCAATTAAGGGCATTACAGCACTAGCCAAATCTGGTGTCACTTTTACCGAGCAAGAAAAAGAAAAGATTAAAACCCTTGTCGAATCGGGGAAAATTCTTGAAGCCCAAAACATGATTTTGGCGGCAGTCGAAAAGCAGGTAGGTGGCACAGCTGCTTCAAGCGCCTCAAGTTTTGACAAAATGAAATTTGCCTTGGCTGGTATATCTGACACTTTTGGTGAACTTGTGTTGCCCCATATTGACAAGTTTTCTAAGACACTTGCAAAAGCTTCTAATTTTGTGCAAAAGAACCAAAAACTGGTTGGCATACTTGTGCTTACTTTTGGTGGTTTAGCAACTGGAATTGTGGCCGTTAACGTTGCTATGAAACTTTGGAAAGCAACGACAGCTGCGTTTACCGCCGTTCAAGCCGCATTTAATGCTGTTATGGCTCTTAACCCAATTTTTTTGATTGTTGCCGCCGTTGTCGCAATTATCGCAATTCTTGTTGTATTGCAAAAAGAGTTTGGCATATTTGACGGTGTAATCCGAGTTGTCGGTAATGCTTTTGATGCCGTTTGGAAAGCCATTAAAACAGTTTTTGAATGGGTGACCGACAATTGGCCGTTGTTGCTTGCAGTAATTACAGGGCCTTTTGGTCTTGCAGTACTAGCAGTCGTCACTTTCAAAGACCAGATCACCGGCATCCTCGGCAACCTCATCGGCTGGATCGGCACAGCCTTCAAAACAGTCACAAACCTCATTTTGTTTCCCTACATAAAAGCATTTGAAGGCATCGTCTATTTCAAAGACTTGGTTATCTCAATCTTTAAAAAACTTACAGAATTGGGCGGTTCAATCTTTGACAATGTTGGCGGTGCTTTTAAAGATGTCATTAATAAAGTTATTCAGTCATTAGAAAGCGGTTTGAACTTTGCTATTGACGGGTTAAATTTAGCCCTTGATGGTATCGACAAAGCGGCTGGCCCGTTGGTCAACTTTGGAAACATTGACCCAATTGATATTCCTGAGTTAGCTGAAGGTGGAATTGTTACCAGCCCTACATTGGCGATGATTGGCGAAGGCCGTGGCCCTGAGGCCGTTATCCCGTTGTCAAAGTTGAGCAGTATGGGCTTCGGTGGTGATAGTGGCGGTACCACAAACATCACTGTCAATGTCATGTCAGCAGACCCCAACGAGGTTGTTAGGGCGTTACAGGCATACAACCGCAACGTAGGCCGCTTACCCGTAAGAGTCCAATAATGGCTTACGGTTGGATTTTCCGATATGGCGCTGGGTTAACAGTTTTTACTAGTGACGTACTGTCATTTAGCGGTTTTGATGGTCGACAAAACTACAACGACAATTATGCCGGTGGGTCGTTCAATATCACAATTAAAAACAACACAAACCAAATAGTTAATTTTCCTCGTGGCACCGATGTTTACATAGTTTTAGATACAGGAAATGTCGCCTTTCAAGGCAACGTGTCAAACATTGACTACAACGATTACCCAGGCGGTACAGGTTTATCAACGGCAACCATTACCTGCATTGACCAAATAAGCAAGGCAGGCAAATGGCAACTTCAAGATTTTACTGGTTACACAGCAACCAAAACGGTTACACAAGCAAAAAAAACTAACGAATCGTTTACAGGTTTAAAAACTCCTGAAGTTTTAGAACTAACAAGTTTGGGCTTATCAGACGCTTCAGCTGTTGCCAGTTACAGCGGAACTATCCTAAACAGGCTTAATTTGTTATGCCAAACAGAAAAAGGTTTGTTACAAGCTAGAAGCGCCGGTATTTATTTTACGGCCCGTAACAACATTTCAACAACGGCAGGAAGCGTTTCGTTAACTAGAAGCACCGTTAGTACTACTACGATTGCTTACGAAAATTTTAAACGCACAGCTGTTGGCGACAACTTTTATAACCAGGTAACTGTTACCCCTGAAACTGTGGCCGAACAGCAAGCCAACAATACAACTAGCCAAACGGCATATGGTGTGGCCGGTTATTCGTTGACCACAGTTGACGCTTCAACTACGCAAGCCGCAGGGTTGGCTAGTTGGTTGGCAAATATGCAGGGCGACCCGACCACGTTGCGGTATGAAGTTACTTTTACTGACGCAGGTAACAACAGCACTGCATTTACAGATTTATTTCTTAACTTGCGTACTTTTAATGATGTAATGGTGTCTTTGCAATGGCAGGCCCAAGGGCAGTCGTTGCAGACAGTCAACACTATTTTTGAAGGTATGAATTATTCGGGTACACCGTCTGAGACTCGTATTACTTTGTATTTGAGTCCTAACGAGTATTACCAGTATTTCATTCTTGATGACGCAGTAAATGGTATTTTAAACACCAGTCGACTCGGCTGGTAAAGGAGAAAACATTATGGCAGAATTTGGATCGTTCACATCGGGCAGTGTTCTTACTGCGGCAGAATTAAATGCGGCGGGAGCATGGACATCGTTCACACCGTCTTGGACAAATTTGACAGTTGGTAACGGTACCGTTTCGGCGGCATATTCAAAGTTTAATAAAATCCTTTTTGTGCGTGTGTATTTTGACTTTGGTTCTACTTCGTCACTAACAGGCGCTTTGCAAATGACCCTTCCTGCGTCTTTGACACAAAACACGGCTTCACAAGAAGCAATTGGTCAAGCAGAAGTTACAAAAACAGGTGTCTTTGCTACTTTGGGCCTTGTTGCTGTCAATACTTCAACAACAGTAAAAATTCAAACTTGGCTAAGTAGTGGCACTTACCCTTCGGTAAGAAATGTTGAACCGACCGTACCTGTCGTTTTTGCGTCAGATACTAATGTCTCTTTTATGTTTACGACACGATTGGATTAATGATGATCACAGCAACATGCAAAAACCAGCCTTGCGGACAATACGACATTAACTACAATTTTTACGGTGACCCTGCAGAAGTCCAATGTGGTGAGTGTGGTGTTGACTGCGAACTGACCGATCCCCGACCTGACCCCGAACCATTAGCATGAAAACTCTTGTCGTGATCGCCGCTCTCGCCATTGCTCTTATGCTGGTCGTCACTAGCTGCAGTGACCGCACACGAAACACCTGTAAAGAAACCCCAACAGCCCAAAGGTGCAACCAATGAAAAAGTACACAAACTCAGAAATCAAAGCCCGACTAATACTTATCGTGGGTATTGCTTTAGCCGTAGCGTTTTTAGGTTCGACTGCAGCTTTGTTGTACGGCCTGCTGTTTGTGATTCAACCTTTAGAAGTCAGCCCCAATGACGAATCAGCCTGGTCTTTGCTAAGTCCAATGATGTTATTTCTCACAGGTGCCTTGTCAGGAATCTTGGCAAGTAATGGTTTGCGTGACTCTAAAGACAAGGATAAAGACGATGACCATTAGACCGTATACCGGCAACAAAGACGCCGTACACGCCGCCAAACGTGAAGGCACCAAAGTGTTTGTTGACTACTGCTGTTACCTATTCGGCGTAAAAAACATAGGCATTTTTAACGACAGAAACATGGTTGGCACAACCCCACCAAAGAAATCAGTACACGCCACCTGGCGAGCTGTCGACCTCAAAGGCACCCCTGAACAACGGTTGAAACTAATCGACTTCCTATTTACCCACCGTGACATTTTAGGAATAGAAGAAATACACGACTATGCAGGCACCTACAAAAACAACCCCAAAGGATGGGGCGCTGGCTACCGCTGTGACCGTGACGCCTGGCGTGTCTACGACAAAAACACGATCGGGTCAAAAGGCGCCCAATGGGTACATGTCGAGATCTCGCCACTACTGGCCGACCACCCTGACGTTGTACACCATGCGTTTAAAACTATATTTGGTGCTTGACACTTACCTACCGATTCGGTAGACATACCCCGACCTGACCCCGACTGAAGGACAAACCAAAATGAATGTGAAACGCTTTTTAGGGCTAGCCCTATTTACCTACATGATGTGTGCCGCTTTCTGGCTAAGTAACCAAAAAGACACGCCACCTAAAACTGCTTTAGACGTACCGGCAACAATTAGTCTGGGCGACCTGACAGCACAGCAACTTGAGGACCGTGCCGTAGAGCTGACAACTACAACCACAACGGTTTTGACACAACCCACAACTACAGTTGCTTATGTTGACCCAGAAACCAAATGCCAAGAATGGTTGCCTGTTGCTGTATCGGTTGGCTGGCCGAATAACACCGAAACGTTAGAGAAGCTCGGCAGGCTGATTTGGAAGGAAACGAGGTGCCTTAACATTGGTTACCAGCACCCGAAGTTCAATGGCAGTGATCACGGTTTGATACAGGCAAATAACCTGCATAGGCGCTGGGCCGAAGAACTTTTCAACATGCCGTTTGAAGAGTCAATGTCTGACCCAACCCTAAACCTGCGTTTCGGTTTCTTGCTGTATGACGCCACCACCGAAGGCGGCGGTTGCGGTTGGAAGCCTTGGAAAATGTGCTAGCAAATGTTTAATGTTGACCGACCCGACTGGCAACAAAGAGCGGCATGTCGAGGCATTGACACCAACCTGTTTTTTCCTAGCAACGCCCAAGAGTCAGCCCAAGCAAAAGCCATAATTAAACCGTTGTGTGAAGCCTGCCCTGTGTTAAAGGATTGCTACGCCTACGCCGTGTCATTTCCTGAAAAGGCTTTACAGGGCATTTGGGCTAACACCACAGACAACGACAGGCGCCGTATCCGCTACAGTGCCACACCGGTTGGCTATCGTACAAAACAACCCGACTAATGAAAGGCCCGACATGACAACCCACGAAATGATTGCCGCTATCGCTAAAGCGGAAATTGCTATGAAAGCCGCCCAATGGCAGATAGAACGCCAAGCCGAAGATGTGACAGCTTTACGCAAAGCCTTGTTTGAACTGGCTTATGTTGCCGAAGAAAACGGTGTCTATTTGTCTAATTTGACTAAATCGACACAAGACGCCATTGTGGCCATGCGTTTGGGTGGCTTCAAATGACCTGTGAACTATGCAAAAAAGAATTACACGCCTTTGATATTCGGGTGCAAGACCTGTTGCAAGGTATCTGCCTCGCTTGTGGCAAGGCTGGCGACTGGCTACACATGACCCCTGAAGAATCACGGCGCTGTGCAGAACTACACAAATGGGCAAACATGACCAACGCTGAACGCACGGCCTACGACAGAAACAGGGGCAGCTGATGGACCTATCAAATTATGTTGACGTACCAACACGGTTTGCTATGGCATTAGAACGCTGGCCTGAACTACGCATAATTGAAAACCGACCCGAAGTCATCACCATTGCAGACAAGACTTTTATATCAGTAACAATGCAAGCGTGGCGTACACCAGATGACCCTGTACCGGCACAAGCAACATGCTTTGAACCGTTCCCAGGCAAAACCAGTTTTACCCGTGACTCAGAACAGATGAACGCAAGCACCAGCGCCTTAGGCCGTGTCTTAGGTCTAATGATGAGTTTCGGCCCGAAGATGGCTAGCGCCGAAGAAATACGCAATCGGCAAGACACCAGCGCCCCAGCGGTGCTTGTCAAACAGCCCCAAAATGTCCGTACACAGGCGCTAGGCGCAAATGCGAGCAATGCACCATCAGAAGCCCAACTGAAGTACCTAAGAGGTTTAAATTATGAAGGCCCAGCACCCGAAACTAGGGCAGAATGTACGGCCCTTATTAAAAGGCTGGCACCGTGACCACAGTCAAATTGACTCGACAAGAAATGCGTACAGCCGCATACACAGGCGTTGAAAGACAATTGCATGCTTTAAGCAAAAATCTGACTAACTTATACGGTGCTTCAGAACGAAAAACCGAATGGCAAAACAATGTTGTAGGCGCTATTGGTGAGTACGCCCTAGCCAAACACTTAAACATGTATTGGAACCCTGCCGTTGACGTAGATCTAAACGCTTTGCCTGGTGACGTTGGCACATATCAAATTCGTACTACTGGCTGGCCTCAAGGGTGTTTGTTAATACGCCCAAGAGACAAAATGGAAGCCCCATTCGTTTTGGCTGTAATCGAAGGCAACATTGTGACCTTCAAAGGCTGGTTGTACGGCTTTGAAAGCAAAACAGTAGGCGAGTTAAGAGACAATGACACCTACTGGGTAAAACAAGACAAACTGCACCCAATGGAAACCTTGCGATGAAAGAGTCTTATTTTCAGTCGCAGGTAATCCTGTTGGCTAAGTTGCACGGCTGGCTAGTTATGCACACCCGTGCTGTGGAAATCCGCCCTGGGGTGTGGAAAACACCGTTACAAGGTCATGCCGGATACCCAGACCTGACACTGGCACACAAATACAAAGGCGTCATATTTGCCGAACTCAAAAGCGATATAGGGCGAGTTAGCACTATGCAAAAAGCCTGGCACGAAACCTTGTCAGCTGCAGGACAAGAAGTGTACGTATGGCGCCCAAAAGACATTCAAGCAATCTCAGACCGACTAGCTAGGAAACCCGACCATGACTGAATTTATGCAACCAATCAACCCTATGCGTGTAGTAACAGGCGACAAAGAATGGACATTTACAACACCTGTGTTTGCTATCGCTATATCAAACTCAAATGATGTCGAATACCTGACCATCAATGGCCAGTTCTTCACAGTCAACAAAATCAAGTTTGCCGAAATGCTTATAAACGGCAAATGGGAACGCCTTACAGGACGCCAACACCCAGCCACCTGATACAGTCGCCACAATTTCATTAGTCGCATGTGTGTGCCACGGTTGTAGGTGGTGGGCAGTAAACAGGGGAACCTGGGTAGACCCCTATGCACCGATGTAGGGGAACAGCGTTTCCAAACGGCACAAATGGCTATGGTTGTCCACCGAACAAAAATAGACAGGCTTCCAGCGGCTAATTGCCCAAATAGTGGGGGACACAAACCACCCAACCCTGTCATGTAGTACGAGGACAACCGCACAGGCGCTCTTCCTGTGTGGGCGTCAGTATCCCTTGACCTAAAGCCCTTGACCTATGCTTCACATAGAAAGGACCCGACAATGCCCAGACAACACACAACCAACGACCTGACCTATCGACGCAACAGACAAACACTGCTCGCCGACAACCCACCCTGCTACCGATGCGGCAAACCAGCAGACACAGCCGACCACATAGTGCCCGTATTCCAAGGCGGTGGAAACGAGCTAGAAAACCTACGTGCGGCCTGCCGAAAATGCAACAGCACCACAGGCGCCAGGGACAAAGCCAAAGCAGACGCCCTACGCATACAAAAGCGTGACGAAGCCGTAAACCATTTTTTTGACGCCGGCACGAAGCCCCCGACCCC